GCTAAGACTGCGAAGAAAAAATGACAGCCGCTTGGACTAAGAAAGAGGGCAAAAACTCTAAGGGTGGGTTGAACGAGAAGGGCCGCAAGTCCTACGAAGCAGCAAACCCCGGTAGCAACCTCAAAGCACCAGTGAAGTCTGGTGACAACCCCCGTAGAGCTTCTTTCTTGGCTCGTATGGGTGGTATGCCTGGACCTGAGATGAAGGACGGTAAGCCTACTAGGCTGCTGTTGTCGCTCAAAGCATGGGGTGCAAGCTCCAAGGCTGATGCCAAGTCCAAAGCTGCTGCTATTTCTGCTCGAAATAAATCCAAAAAGTGATATAGTTATTGAAACCCAGGCTAGGTCGGATTAATTACCCGACCGAAAAGTGTCCCCTTCCACCTGCCTGTGAGTTTCTTCTGAAGTGGGATTTGGAACGGAAAATTTATGCACTCGTTTGATCCGGTTGATGCCGAAAAATATGGCATTCTTGAAGCTATTTTGCTTGCCAACATTCGCTGGTGGACTGCAAAAAATGAGGCCAACAATCGTCACTATCACAATGGACGGTATTGGACTTATAACAGCGCCAAAGCTTTTGCCAAGCTTTTTCCCTACGCTTCCCAGCAACAAATTCAAAGAGCATTAAAAAGCCTTGAAGCTGCAAGAATGATTGTCGTTGGGAACTACAACAGTAACCCATATGACCACACCAAGTGGTATGCGATTGATGATTACTTCGATAGATCAGATTTGATCAATCAGAAAGTCGCATTTGATCAACCATCTAGTACATATATAAACACAGTAGTAAACAAAGAAGAGATTTCTTACTTTGATGACTTCTGGAAAGCATATCCCCGCAAAAGCAACAAGAGTTTTGCTCGAAAGGTTTTTGAAAAATTGAAGGTGGATCAGCAGTTGTTTGACAGGATGGTCCAAGCTATCAACTTGCAAAACAAAACTGTTTGGAAGGACAAGGACCAGCAGTACATCCCACACCCATCAACTTGGCTTAACGGTGAAAGATGGGAGGATGAGATTTCTTCTTTTGTCAAACCATTGACCCCTGCTGAACGAGCAACCAACATTGCTCTTGGTAGACCATCTGACCAACGACTACTCACCCCTGAAGAACAAGCTGAACGGACTAAACGGATTGCAATGCGATGAAAGGCCATCAACCACTCATTCACATGAGGATGTACGGCAAAGCTCCTCAAGCAGTCACCATTGAAGACCACAGGTCCTTGAACAGCCATGATTGGCATCTTTTTGGTGAAACCCCCACTATCAGTGTTTACGGTGATGAGCTATACGACATCGACTTGCGTTTTTGTGTTGACTTGATTGTGAGCATTAGTAGTTTTTCAGAGATAAGAGCTAAAACACTGTTTTTGCTTGCAAAAAGTGCAAAAGCTAGGGTTATCACTAGTTGTGTGCTGATTCCTGATGCTCCACACTGGATGCAGACAGGTTGGTCTGACATACACATACAAGCACATATAAGCACTTAAACAAGCATACGAAAATGATTATCAACAAAGATACAGTTGATTTTGCTCTTTACATGAAAGAGACTGACGCTCAGGCAAAGGTCAAGAGTGCTTTCATCTATTCTGAAGCACTGAAAAACAAGCTCCGATTGAAGAAGTCGGTGAACCCCATCGTTTTGCCTTGGTACGGACAGAAGGACAACTTCGAGTTTCGCAAGGGTGAAGTGACCATCTGGGCAGGACAGAACAGTTCAGGCAAGTCACTGGTGACTTCTCAGATTGCTTTGTCCTTGATGGGCCAAGGTGAGAAGGTAGCCATTGCGTCTTTCGAGATGAAGCCTGTCACTACGCTACAGCGTATGGCAAGGATGTGGATAGGGATGAACCCTATGGCTCCTGAGTTTCAGACTGATGAGGGTTTTAAATCCATTGACGACCTGTTTGACCAGTTTAGTTATTGGACTGATGACAAGCTTTGGTTGTACGACCAAATGGGTGCAGTTGACCAGGATGTGATTATTGGCATGTGCAGGTATTGTGCAAAGGAGCTAAGTATTGGTCACATCTTTATTGATAACCTAGCCACTTGCGTTATGGGTGAAGACGACATGTCAGGTCAAAAGAACTTTGTATCTGAGCTGATTAACATTGCTCGTGATTACAACGTCCATATTCACTTGGTTCACCACTTGCGTAAACCATCGAACGAATATGCTATCCCCAACAAGTACGACACCAAAGGATCAGGTGCGATTGTTGACCTTGTGGACAATGTCTGGATGGTTTGGAGAAATAAGGAAAAAGAGGACGAAGTCAAAGATATTGGTCCTGCATCAGCGAAGTTTCATGATGCTGACCAGATGTTGTTTTGCCGTAAGCAAAGGAATTATGAGGGATCTGCTAACGGTGAACCGACTATCAAGCTTTGGTTTCATTTGGATGCACAGCAATATTTGGAGAGAGCTGGTGATGACACTATGTTCTTTCCTAACTGGCCCCACACACGATCAGGGTAATCACTGATGTACGAGTACAGAAAAAAACAATCAAATCAGGGTGACCGAGTTCAAATCGAACAAGGTGAAGCAAGAGTAATTTTCAGATCCTGGCAAACAACACAAGACAACGAGTTTGTTAGAGGAATGCTAGAAAGATCAGAAAAAATGTATGGCATGGGTGCAAAGGAAAGAATCAGGTCTTATCTAACCCAAATGAAAGAAGGAACATTGGAATGAATGATTGCAAACACATGTGGGAGCCCATAGAGGGCCAAGGTATGTACAAATGCATTAGATGCAATGCTTTTCGGAGAATTATCAAATGAGCAAGAAAAACACAAGGCCAGCGTTTCCCGTCACCAGCGACAACTACGCCAACGCCGAAAGCACAGGCATGACCCTGAGAGATTACTTTGCAGCTAGAGCTATGGCGGCAGACATGACTGATGGCATACATGAGAATGATTTTGCTTGGGCTGCTGCACGGGCCTACAAGGTGGCAGACGCAATGCTGAAAGCGAGGGAAGCATGAACAAAGACGAAGAACCCACCCCGGCGGACGACCAGCTTTTGTGGATCGTGCTGGCATTTATTGCATTTATGTTGACACTGATGACTTTACGGAGTTGTTTATGACCTTTCAGGTTATCTTTCAAGTTGAAGGAACCCCAGTGCCTAAGGGTCGCCCAAGGTTTGCCAGGAAAGGCAAGTTTGTCTCAACTTACAGTCCAAAAACCACAGTTGACTATGAAATTAAGGTTGCTGACGCTGCCATGACGGCAATGGGCTCACAGAAGCCCCTAGAAGGCCCCATAGTGGCATGTATTTACATCACCCTACCCATCCCAGCCTCCTACACAAAAAAGCGCTTTAAAGCCTGTTTATCAGGTGAGGAGCGTCCAATCAAACGCAGTGACATCGACAACTTCTGCAAAGCAATTTTTGACGGTATGAACGGGATTGTCTTTGAGGATGATAGTCAGGTGGTGTCACTTCACGCCACCAAGGTGTATGGAACTGTAGGGATGGTGGAAATCATGGTCCAAGAACATCTCTTATAGGGTTTGTCCCTATATCAATCAAGTTGATTGACTATCACAATTGAGGCTCCACAACAGGAGAACGTCATGATGCAAGAGCAAATTGGAATTGAGAAAACTATTCGTGCTGAGAGTGGCAGTTATTTGCATGTCTCTGAGTGGGACGATGGTGGAGCGTGGTTGAAGTTGGGCGAAAACCGATCCGGCATTTACACCCCATTGACCCGTTCTGAAACAGAGCAATTGGTGGAAGTGTTGCAAGCTATCTTGGCAAAAGAAGTGACAGCATGAGAAAAAAGAGCAAATATAAACCCAAGGGAGTACGGCTAGATGCTGTTAACTGGGTATTAGCTGGCATGAGAAAGGTAGGAACACTACCTACTGCTGGTGTTGGCTTAAAGCTAAAAAACCATGAAGCCTTGGATTCCATCATAAAAGGTGAAGGAACAAAGGAACATGTTGATGTGCTGATCCATGCTGTGAACATGGCAGAAGCCTTAATCCGCATTCGGGATGACTTGGGTGCTGATTGGGCAATAGAGATCAAAGCTGCTCAAGATGCTATCTACACAATGGGTAAACGTGGTGTTGAGAAGGGCAGATTTGCCTTTACAGGACCAGAGATGACTGCTGTCAGGGTGGTGATGGATGTCCATGATGCCCAGCTAGA